CCACCATAGGGGCTGGGTTTGTTGGGAACGAATCTCCAGAAAACATTGACCTTAAAGTGTTATCATTATCAATCTGATCGATGTTATCTTGCAAGATATTCGTAGCCGCCGTTGGCCTTGTTTCTCTAAATATTTGCACTATCATTCATCTCCTTTAATATCCTCTTACTGTAATTTGCACATCGTGAGCAACTGGTTGTCCATCTTTATTATAACACTCTATTACAAATCCTTCTTCAGTTACATTGTTAACGTATGGGAACACCTCCCCCCGACCGTCTCTTATAATTGGCGTAATTTCTTTTGGAGGGTAGTAAAACTCTTTACCGTAATCTTCTACAAAGTTGATTGTTCTCCCACCTACGGGTACATGTACAATGTCGATTATCTCAATGTCTGGCACATCATATATCTGGTGTAATTTAGTAATCATTAAACTATATGGCGTGCCGACTGGAGTCAATGTGTATTTGTATTGTATATATCGAAACACTTTATCACCTTGTATGTACATCTCCCAATCAGTCCAATTGATATTATCATCGCTAAATCTCACTTCAATTTCTTGTTTGACATCGACGGTACTAGTGCTATACGTAGCACCTGGAGATTCGCCATATGTCATATTGATTACAGCCGCATACGTTAGTGTAGAGAAGTTCGCTTCGTAAGCGAAATCATATCGTATTGTAGTTTTACCAACTTTACCAGTATCAACAACAGGCGATATTACTTGAAAGTAATCAGCTTCGGTATCTGCTACAAGCACTCCATCTGCCCGTCGGGACAAGTTAATTAATGTACCCAATTCGCTTTCAATATCGTCTCGTTCAAAAATTATGTTGAATGTCTCGTTAACTCCCTGAACGGTGACCACACTTGAAGCTGCCGTTTCGGACAACTGATTAGCATTGTCAACTATTTTCACCCATACTGTCGTAGTTCCATCCATAACTCCAGAAAACTCGAACGGAAACGTGACAAACCTCCCAACGAAATTGGCACTCTCCCAAGAAAACCCACCGATTCTGCATTCCAATTCTTTGATGTCGGGGATATTGGGTAACACCCCATTAACCACAATAGACGTACCTTTTGACAGTACAGTAATTTTAGTCGGCGGCGGTGGTGGAGCGTCAATGCCAATAACCATGACTTCTCTTTCAGCAGGCTCTGACCAATCTCCAAAAACCGATTTAGCTGCAACTCGTACGTTTAATGTGCTAATTGGTACGCTCGTAATGGTGTATTTCATATGGTTTTCTTCTGCTTCTATTGTATCGAGATACCTTACTATACCACCTTCTACCATTTCAACTCGATAAGATTGTATCCGTGCTCCCGTTATTGGCGAAGGATCCCATGTTATATCGATATTTGCTATGTGAATACCGCTTCGTGTCTTGTATCCCCACTCCTTAACATTAAGGTTCTGCGGAGGCAATACTTCAAATGGAGTTGGTAATCCAGTATCGATTGCAGGATAAACATCTAACGCAACATCGTTGTATGCGTTAGGCACATATTCCGAAGCCGTAACAACGATCGTATCGTCATCGTAGTCGTCGACCTTTACAACTCTGAACCATTTGTCCTCCCAACCTGGTAAATCATGCGTTATTGATATTACATCTCCGGCTTCAATATCGCTGTCTTTGATCGAAAGACCAAATTGACAAGCATTTTTCGATCCTCTCGCAATGTCGATAAGGTAAGCACCCATACGTCCTGCCTGTTCAGGTCTCGTGATGCCTAAAAGCGAATATCTTCGCTCTACAATCCCTCGTTCGGCAATGTCTTCTTCATCTTCGAATACGGACACTGCTTGCTCCCAATGCTGGTTGGGATCCGTCCATTCAATTACTACTCTGTTGTATATCTCATCATCGGGTCGCTGCCACCACGTGAAGCTGCCTTCAATGATATTATCTGGTCCCACGGCTTTATATGGAGCTTCAACCGGTTTATCTATGAAAAGCGCTATTTTCTCTCTCGCCAGTAAAGCACCTCGAAAACAAGACAAAACGTCAGCAAGGTGATCGATCGCTCTTTTTTGAGTGTCGATAGTGTAGTCAATCGTAAAGCGTGGTTCACCATCTACTAACTCATCACAATATGCTGCTGCTTCTTTGAACGAATCTAGGTCTATCAACTCACGAGGTAAACCAAGCCCAACAGGTTCATATCTTCTCGCTTCAGGGTCATAATAAGTTCCGGTTAGAATATCGTACACAATCCAAGCAGGATTAGTAGTGTATTTAACGCCATCAGGAGTCCAAACCTTGCGTCCTTTTGCTATACATGTGATAGTTGGGTTACCCGATATCTTTTCGCTAGCTTTTAACGTTACTGCTAAATAAGCTGTATTGGGATATCGCTTGCCGCCCAAAGACCTTGAATCCGCTTGTTGAGTTTCAGTTCCTCGATAAATATTCAGCGAACAACCTTCGGGATTCCCCGAAGATCCTACATTCAATGATAACTCGTTTACTTTAACATCCGATATAGACTCGAATTCACCAAGACCTAAAGCAATTAGCATATCTTGTTTTGTTTTACGATCATCAAGAAACCTTTGCATAATTACATTTCCTGCCAATCGTACTTGCCCGTAAACGAGTGGAACTGGTAGTTTCTGTGACCTCGTGTTCTGAATTTGACCGAAAGAATATGTAGGACTAGTAGGTCCAGCAGTGAAACCTGAAAAACCAGTGTCAGGTTTGTCGAACAACGCCCCAATAGCCGCTCCCGCTGCCCACATAGTACCAGCTGTGAAGCCAGCAATGATAATTCCCGAAGCTCCTGCTACTGCTCCAACTACCGCTCCAATTAATGCTCCTATACCCATTTATGCTCACCACCCTTACCAAATCGCCAGTATGCTACGTTGTTGTTATTAGGAATTTTACGTGTTAATCGTGATCGAGTGTTTTCGCTGATATGAAGCATCCTACCATCGACAAATAGCCCGTAATGAACATATCCAGGTGAAAGTCGTAATGAGATTACATCACCGTTGGTGGGTTTATTTACCTGTAAAGCTAACAGCGGCAAATCCTGTAATACCTTGATTGTAATATCTAAGTTATTTGTTTCATCGTACTCCCATATATCAGGTATTTCTATTCCATATAGATAGTAAGCTGCTAACATACAAAGACCACCGCAATCAATCCCATTAAAGTCTCGTCCTCTAATTCTCCATGGAAGACCAATAAAATCTACCAGTTTCATCGCTGTAACGTCCTTGGGTCTTTGGCGCTCGGGATGTAAGGATAATGCTTTGAGTCATAAAGACGTTTTGGTATTCGTGAATATAATGAATAGCCGTTTGTTACCCTTAACTTTATCATGTGTTCGTTGATTCTAGCCTCTCTTATTGGCCCAGCAAAGCGCATGATAGCTCCTTCTGGCGAATGAAGCACGCTTCTTTCAGCTGTCAGTACGTGTACTTGAGTTCCATGAAGTTTGTAATATTGTGCTGCTGCGCTAAAGGTTCGATCCACATTATCAATCGTAACTTCTACTTCGCTCAGCGTATTATCGGTCGACACTTCCACGTGGTCGTATCTCACGTTGCAACAAGCGTAATCTTGAGGATTACCATGCTCATCGAAAAAATCTATCGTCAGGACGTTTGGTTCTTGATAATCAGTTAGATAAAGCGATTGTGTTGATCCGTCAATTATATGTTTCAAATTAAGAATTCTTACTAACAATACTGGCGCAACTTCGTCTTTAGAAGCCGCCACATGAAAAGTACTACTGCCCCTAGGCATTTATTCAATCACCTCTTGAATTACTAGCTCACATTCAGCAAACATCTTGCCTTGATAAGATGTTCTAAGCGAATTAGCTTCAAATCGAACTCTGATTGGCGAACTCGCCCCTGGTGGAGTCCATTCAAAAGCTTCATAAGATCCTTTACGCTCGTTAAAGAACTCCACGATGCGATTAATTCGACTCGGTGTCTGTCGAAATGTGAGTTTCCATTTACGTGGTCTTTTCCCTTTATAACGCCTTTGTTCTCGCCCGCTTTCGAAAGTTGATACCAATACATTATGGTCTGTTGTGTATTCAAAGACATAGTATGGAGGATAACTAAATGTCGCCATTTATACCGCCTCCTGTATTACACGGCGAATCCGTCCATTGCGGGTGAAGTTGTTGACTACAATGCTTTCTATCACTGTTCGATTACTGTTAATTAAATCTACAAAGGACTTAGCATCTACAGCGTTAATGTTCATCGTCACGCTGATATGATCGCCCCCGCCTTCTGCCTTAACACCTAACTCTCCGCTTGACGTTCTCTTCAACGGCATAATTGCCTCTGGCCCAGCTTCGCCCATGAGTCCAGCGCCGTTTGCCATGGGGAAGATCGTAGGACTTGCAACGATGCCACCTCTTGCGAAGGGTTGAAGCTTACCTTGATTTATGACTCCACCTTTCTCGAACGGTAACCAACCAAAAATAAGTTTTTGAAGCATCGAGCTTGCAAGTTGACGTAAAATATTATTCAGCACATCGCTTAAGCTCCTGCCATATACAATAGCATCTGCAAGACCTTTGCTTAAGTCTCTAGCCCAAAGTTGTGTTTGAAGTGTGAGGTCTTCAGTTGTCCTTTTAGTGTTCTTTAGAGCGTCATCTAGTTGGTTTACCACAAGTGGTAAATCTTGAAATCGCTCTTTTAGTTCAGCTACGTAAGCATTAAATTCTTCTGTCGTTATCTTACCAGCACGCAATTGTTCTGTTAACGAGTCGATATTGGTATTAACGATATCCAGCGCAACACGCTGAATCTCTTGAAATGTTCTCTTCCATTCCTCGCTACCTTCAGTGACTCTGCTAAGCTCGCCCTTGAGCATGTCGAAGTAGCTTTGTGCATTTATAAGACCTTGATTATACTCCCAATTAACGTCTTGCCAAAATCGTCGAACGCCTTCTGCTACTGCTTCTTGTACTTCAAGTTGCATCTGTTTAGCCTTTTCGATGCGCTTTATC